GTTTTTTGTGCTTGAACCTGCTTAGCCTGCTGTTTGCGGCGCTCAATTAACTCTCTTTCTGCTAAGCTAGCTCGACGCTCAGCGCGCACCTGCTGCTGCTTGCGGCGTTCTGCTTCAAACTGCTTGATTCGCAAGCTCTTGCTTGCCGTTTCGGTGGTTAGCTTGTCAATTAAGTTTGATAGAATAGCGGGCGCGGCTTGCCAGTTTTCGCTCAATTGAGCATCACTTGCGCAAACAGCGGCAGAATCGGCAAGTAACTTAATATAATCGATGATAGTCAATCGGGGCAGATGCTGCAAAACGGCAGAATAGCCGGAGCGGATTTTGTCAGCGGCGTCGATTGCCTTGTCTGCTTGCGTTGATTCAATTGAATTAAGTAAGTTAAGCAAGGCTGTTTTTTCCGGCGGCAAGTCATCCAGTGTTGTGGTATGACAATCGGTGATAACATATTCAGCAAGGGCGGAAAAATCGGACAAGGTAAATTGTGATAATGTTTTAAGCCGGGGCTTTTCAAAGGCGTTAAGATTGTAATAGATGGTTGTGTTTTGATTGAATGTGTTTAAGTTTGTCATCTCAATGAATCCTTATGTGATTGTAATGTTTGCTTGCGTTTGTTTGTATTTGCTTGCTTAATTAAGTGGTAGTATTTAATTAACTGTTACTATTAAAGGTTGTAGCTTAGAACAAGAAAAGAGGGGCTTTAATTAGCCCCTCAATTTATCGGCAAGCAATTAGATGTCGAGATCATCTTCGTCAATGCTTGTTTCGACTTTTCTATCCACTGCTTTGGCCGCCAAAGCAACGGCGTAGCTAATGTAATCGTCCGGCGTAAAGGTTACCCCGTGTGCGAAATTGACGGCGTTAGGGCTCTGCTTTTCACAGTGCCACTTAATTAAAGCCCGGATGTAATCCGCAACCGCAACGCTTTTGCCTTTTACTTGGGTTTGTCCTAGAATCAAGTTTGCTGTTTGCAAGTCAGCGAGAAAAGTTTTGATTGTCTTTTCATTAATCAAGCTAGCTTTTGCCGGCATGTTCGCCTTAAGGCTAACAACCAGCGCCTTAACAAGCGCATTGAAAGGCTTGCTAAGCGGGTTGGCTTGGGCGTTGCCGCCGTTCTGCGGGGTGAGAATATCCACAATATTGTTAAGATTTGGAAGCGTAAGCAATTTGCGGATATAATTGCTTAAAAAATACTTCTCCACAAACTCCCGGCAAATGTCATTAAGTCCGGCAACTTCCATAACGTCGGGAATATTCGTATATAAGACGTCGTATTTTCCCTGCTTGTCCTTAATCAAACGACAACTTAATTGACGGTTAGAAATACCGTCAATAACACGGACGGAAACGCTTTTTGCCGCCTCACCGGCAACAGTTGCAACTAGATTACCATTGTCATCAACGGCAACACGTACGGCATCACCAGCGCTGATTCTGTTAAGCTCTGTTAAAATTTCTTCTTTTTCCATTTTCTTAATTCCTTTTAATTAAAAGTTAGTTTACGTTAGGCGGCTTATTTACCGCCGGTTAATTTAGAGGCGCGCCGATTAAGGCGCATAGAATAAAGCCGGTTTAATTAAAGGCTACCGGCAAGCCCTAGCTGGTTACTCGGCGTCGTTTTCCCGCAACCACTTCACAAAATCACTTCTTAAATAAGCGGGGCAATCGGCGGCTATTCCCCTAAAATTTTGAACCCGCATCGCAATCTCCGCAAAATCACGCCGTGCGCCGTAAAATTCGGTAAACAACTTTGTTAAGTCGTTGCACTCAATTGCGGAATAGTCTGTAAAGTAAAATATGATGCCGTAACCGTCGGCGGCCTCTTGTGTGCAAATCGACAGTTTATCAAGTAATACTTTTTGTTGCTCGTAGTCATAACCGTTCACTTGAACGGCTTTAATTAACGCTGAAGCAATTGTGTTTGTTGCGGTTGCGGTTGTAGCTTTACTTTTAATCACTCTATTCATTTTAGTAGCCTCCCTAAAAAATTCTGTTGAACAATATATAAGCACCTTGCTTATATAAGGGTATTCTACCAGAGTTCACTTTTAATTGCAAGCGAAAAATTAAGCAGAATACCAAAAAATTTTGCCCGCCAGCAAAAGGGGCTATTGCACCCCAAAGGCAAGTGAAGGGCTCCGGCGTATATAAATGTACCCTCTACAAATTCGCAAGAATTTTAGCAGCACCTGATAACTATGATTCAATTAAATTCGCAAAGTAAATTGGCTTGGTAGCTAACACAACCCGAGGGCCGGTTTTCCCGAGGGCGATAATTGACTTTAAGACTCAATTAACTCTGCAGTGGCCAGAGCGGCTTGCCGCGAAACTCGAGTAACCGGCTAAGCAGGAACCTTAGGCTAATCTTGGTAGTTAATTGTGTTGGTGCATCATTAACATTTAAGCAGCATAGATGCTCTGAGGCCGCTTTCTGGCTGGGAAGTTAATTGACTTCGGCTGGTCAGTCGCTGCTTGCCAGCGACCTCGAATAACCAGAAGCTGCCAGAGAAGCCAGAGCAACCAAAGTTACTTTAGAAGCTAATTGCTCAGTAACATAATTGCCCTCAGGCAATGCCCCAGCTACTATGTTGACATCTGCCGGATTATTTGGTAAGCTAGCTAAATAGGAGGAATCAAGCAATGACTTTAATCAACAAAGAATCAAGCGACGTAGACACGAGCCGCAAAACCACTAAGGTGTTGCTGGCCAAAATGAGTGCTGGGGCGCTAATGGCCTTTTGTGAGTTACTTGAGCGCGGCGACTTGGAGCAGGGCGATGAACTTGTTTATGTCAATTTGGGCTTCGAGTGGCCAGAACAGGAGCAGGCGGCCGAGGCACTCAAGGCAATTTGCAAGGAGAAGCTAATTAAGTTCACTGAGCTGCAAGGCCACCTTGAGTATGAAATGCTGTACAAATCAATCGAGAAGCTCTACAGACCAAGAGATACTTCGCGGAATTTTCAGTGGCAGGGCTTCGTACAGCGGTTGCAGCGGGGCCGCGGCTGGTGCGGGGGTAAATTAAGATGGGGTGAGTCAATTAAGTGGCTCCTAATCAACAGGTACCTTAAAGAGCAGTACTTGAAGAAAGTTACTCAGGAACAACTGGAACTGCACTTAATTTTCGGCTGCACCACAGAAAGGGCTGCGGAGTTGGTGCGAAATCGCCTTTCAGTGCCGGTGCTCAGGAACTTTAAGTTAATTAACCCCAACATCGCCGAAGGCCGCAGCAAGGCGTATTGCATCGAGTGGCTAAGTAGGAAGGGCTGGGCAATAGGGCGGCTTTACACGGCGGGCTTAATTAAGCCTGGGTGTTGGTGCTGCCGCAGTAGGAACATCAAGGAGCTTAAGTTGATTAAACAAGAGTGGCCCGAAATTTGGCAGAAGCTTCATGGACTTGAGAAGTTAATTAAGGAACCCTACTACAGGACGCCTCGGGGCTGGGCGCTGCTTCAAGATGTTAATTACAAGGCCACAAAATTCACCTTAAGTAACAATGGCAACAACAAGAAGGGCAAGGAAGATGGAAAGTAATGAGAACAACAATGTTGATGTAAATGCTGATGTGAACGGAGTGAACATTTGGGCTGGCCTGAACGCTGGGGCTCGAAGCAAGTTGGTGCAGTTAATTAACTCCGGAATGCCCACCGCAATGATGGCCGACTTTTTGAACCTTGAACCTAATCAACTAGCCGAACTCCTAGAAGTTCCTGAGCTTAAACAGTTAATTGCCCAGCAGGAAGCAGCTGAGCGCCTGAATTCGGCTGACGCCTCAAGTAAGTGGGATGAAGTCGAGGTGCTGGCTTTGAAGAATGTCCTTGGAGAACTTAATTCACGTCCCGACCCTGTTTTCGCCCTCAAGGCTGCGGCCGTTGCAAACAAGGCAATTAGGTCGCATAAAGGCAAGCAGCAGGCTATGCAGCAACTGGTCGAAGGAGCTAAGACTATTACGTTGCAGCTGAATCAACAAGTCGTCAATGCACTTGTAAATGCGGGGCCCGCGGCGGGGCCAGTTTCGGAATCAGTAACTCAATTAACTGCACCTGTGCAGGGCACCTCAAGCACCTCAGGTGCCGCCAGCAAAGTCCTCGATGTCTTCACTGCTAAGGATATGGAGCGACTTGCTCGAGGCGGTTCGGAGATAGAAGCTTACTTTGAACCTGTGCAGCAAGCCGAGGCAACGAGCACAGCTGGCATTGAAATGCTCAAGCAAGTTGACAACTTAATTGACTTGCCATCAAGCGCCACCGGAGAATCCAGATGAATCCAGACGAGGCTAGAGCAGCTAGTGAAGTAGCTGATGGAATAGCCGGAATATTAAATGAACCAAATATGCGAACGCAGTGAGCAGGGAGCGAACATGTTATACGAAGTTAATGCACAAGAATTGCGGCAGACGTTGCTTGGCAGCGAAGCCGCTTATATTCAATTTGCTTTGGGAGCTCAAGCAGGTGATGACCTCTTGCCCACACCGGAGTTCCATTTGCAGATGTTCCGGCTTTTTATTGATGAGTCAATTAAGAGGGTCTGTGTTGCTTGTCCGCGCTCTCACGCCAAGACGACAATTGCCAAGATAGCTGTAAGTCGGTTAATTCACGGTGCCACCTCAGACATGAACATTGGGTATCTGAGCCACAGCAGCCCGCTTGCAACGAAAGCCCTAATGGACATTCGGAACTTAATTTACTCTGAATCTATGATGGCGGCTTTCGGAGTACCCAAGTTCATTAAGGAGCAGCTTGACCGTGGCGAATACTCATTTCAACTTAATGGACATACGTTCAACATGAGCAGCTTTGGTGCAAACAGCCAGATTCGAGGCTACAATGTTAATAACCGCCGAATTGACGTGCTGTTAGTTGACGACCTCGAAGACCGCAAAGAGAATGAATCCGAAGTCCTCTTTGACAAGCTCAAGCGCTGGTTCTTCTCTGACTGCATCAAGGCGCTGAGCCCTCAGGGGCGGTTAATTATGTTGGGCAACATCGTCAACAGGAACAGCATCGTCAACGAGAATTGTGCAAGCCCAAAATGGGCGTCAATTAAGTTAAGTGCTCTCAAGCAAGACGGAACCCCATTGTGGCCAGAGCTTAACAGCTTCGCTGACCTCATAGCTGAATACAACGAGTATGCCAGTAAGGGCTTAGCTGGGCAGTGGTGCGCCGAAATGCTCAATGACCCCGTGGCTGCAAATACGCTGTCAATTGACTTGCAACGAATCACCCGAAGCCCTAAGGTAGACCCTGAGTCAAGTGAGCACGAATATGGATTCATCACAATTGACCCTGCAATCAGCCAAGCGGCTTGGGGACACGCACAGACAATGGCCGTCCATTGCTACTACGAAACTCCCACACCTCATTGGCAGATAGTCGACTCAAGGGTGGCCTATGGAGAATCACCAGTTGCTTTGTACGCCGCAATGCAGGATATGTGCAGTAAGTGGAATGTCTCAATTGTGGGCTTCGAGGCCGAAGCGTATCAAGCATCTTTGAAATCGATGTTCGAGTACATGGACTCAGTGAATGGAAGTAGCGGTTTAATTGAGTATGTCCCGCTAAAAACGCTCAAGAAGAGTAAAGCATCTAGGATAAAATCTTTTGTTGACTTACTTTACCAAGGCGTATATCATTTAAGTGATAATGATAATTTAACCATTACTCAGTTACTTGCTTTTGACCCGACGCGCAAAGACAATTCAGATGACTTAATCGACGTAGAGGCCTATGGCTGCCAGATGCTTGAGTTGCACCTTGAGAAAATCAAGACGGCCAAAAATCGGAAGTTAAGTAAGTCCGGATACTCAAGTGAGTTGTTACAGCGAATCGCCGCAGCAAGTAGCTTGTAAACAGAAAGGTACCTAATATGTTTATACCAGTAGAAAACTTTAAGGCTTACAGTGAGTCAAGGGAGTTGCGAAGTTACTGCAGCCACTTTGTCGGAATGTGCAGTGACTCGACCAATGACTTAGTGCACCTTTGCGACAGGGTGTTACTTGACTTGTATGGCCGAAGCAGCCCAATTGACCGTTATGACGGAGTAACTCGAAGTGGCTCTTTGGGCCTCGGCAACATTCAGGAGCTCGTAAACCGCATTACTCGATATGCGTTAAGCAAGATGAAAAATCGCAATGAAATTAAGCTGCCGCTTGCTGCAACCCAACTTAATGAGGCCGCTTCTGACCTCGTCAATTTACTTATAAGTTCCAATGACAGCTACACAGCTTTTGGCAACCCGAACAACCAGAAATACGTTGCGGCGGTGGCCGAACGCATGAGTCAGGACTTCACGAGGTTCGACCATTTCAACGTGTTACTTCAAGCGTTCAAATGCATACTCCATTATGGCATTGCCGCTGTGGAAGCTCGTTGGGATAAGGACTCAATTAACCAGTTCAACGTCGAGGGCGTCACGGAGAATCCGGCGTTCGGTGTGAATCTAAAGTTAATTAACCCCGGCTGCCTGTACTTCAGTAAATTGACTGATATGCGCTCTTTCAGTGAATGTGGCGACTTCTGCGCCTATGTCGAGAGTATCGCCAAAACAGACATACTCAATCAAGCGCTGCACCCAGAAGTCGGAGACAAGGAACTTTCCGAGCTCCTTGAGTGCAGCAGAACCGCAGGTTATCGAGCCGTTTTTTCAATGAACAACCCAAGGGACTTCAAGTACATACTTGACTTCAACCCTCTTCCGCACGACACCGAACGCGATAGCGACATCACACGTGAGAACTTCATTAACAAGACAACTGTCTATGTACGTGTTTGCCCTGAGTTACTTGGCTTCGAGCTCCCTGGGCTCGAGCCGCTTACCAAGACGCTGCTTAAATTGACTTACATCGGGCAGACGCTAGTTAATGCAGAAGTCAGTTCCAATGGAGTCATTCCCGTAGTTGTGGCCCCGATATTCCCTGGAGTTGCTCCGGCCGAAAATCTTACTCCGGTTCAATGCTTCATAAACTTCTTAATTAACACGAAGCAAAAAGGCGACCGGAAGAAAGTTTACGGCCTCAATTTCTACGACCGCAATCGCATATCACTCAATGAAATCACCAAAGCTAAGGAAGCTGATGAAGAGTGCCCGTGGATTCCGGTGTCGTCTGAGCCTAATGAGTCACTTGGGTCTGCCATAATGCACTTCAACGATGCGCCGGATACTCAGCACATCCTAAGTGACATCAACCAGATGAAGAACATAATGCAGATTATTATGCCGACTGACCAAGCTAGCTTAATGAGCAGCCTCGACAGAGCAACTGAGTGGCAGGCCAAAAAGGCACTTGAGACGTCTGGGAAGGCTACGAAGCTAATGGCGCGGCAGATTCAGGCGATGTTAATTACCCCGTTGAAGTCAATTCACATCCAGACGATTTTCGACCACGAAGCTACCCTGCCGGTTAAAGATGACCAAGGCAATGATGTTCCAACCGCCATCGGCGAGTTCAGCGGCCGCGGAGTTATGTACTCAATTACCACTGCTATGACTGGCGTCGATAGAGATATAAAAGCTCAGCAGATGGATACATTTATCAACAAGTTAATCCAGTTGCCGCAAGTCGCCCAGGAATACGACTTAACTAAGTTGTTCGATTACCAGAGCAGCTTGACAGGGCACCAAATTGACTTCAGTATGTTCAAGAAAGAGTCGCCGATTGACTCATTGCCAATCCAGCAAAGGAACTTAGCTTACCAGTTACTTCAGCAGGCTATGGCACAACAGCAACAGCAGCAGGAAATACCTGTTGACCAAAACAGTCAAAACATTTAGAATAAAGGAGTAAAATAAATGGAAACTGAAAACGAACAAGTAAACGATGATGCCGGGTTTTTGGCCAGACTCAAGCAAGTCTTTACGTCAAGTCAACCCGAAGCACCGGAAGAGCTTAATCCGTTCAAGCAAGTGCCGCCGGCTCAAGCAAGTCAGCAAGCGCCACAAAATGCACAGGGCGCACAAAGTGCACAGAATGTGCAAAGCACACAAGGTGCGAGCAGCAGTGATGTATTCAAGCAGTATGTAGCGAAGCAGAACTTCCTTGACGGCGTTGAATACGATGCCGCCGAGTTGATGCAAGACCCAAGTAAGTTGGGAAACTTCATTAACTCTGTAGCACAGCGCGCCTACGGCAAAGCCTTGTATGATGCAACTAGTGTAATTGATAAAGCTATTGAAAACCGCCTTAATGCTTATGACAGCAATGTCAGTAACAAGATTCAAGCGGCCGTTTCAAGCAGGAGTCAATTAGACAAGGCCACTCGGGAGATTCCATTGATGAAAGACCCAAGTGCCGCCCCGATTATTACTCAGGTAATGAAAGGGTTTTTGCAGCAGGGTAAGTCGCTTGACGAGGCAACCGAAGCAACTAAGACCTTTTTGCAGGACTTCAGTAACAAGCTGTCAAGTAAAGGCGCTGAGGAAAAAGCAGCTGACAAGCATCGTAAAGACCTTGATGGCCTCTTCGGTAACTTGTTGATTAGTAAGTAAATTTAACAAAGGAGTAAATTAAATGATTCCAGGAATCTTCTCATCTCAAGGAGGTATCAATGCAGAGCGGCTTGATAGCTTCAATAGTAAATTGTTCCGGTCTCAGCTGGCCGGTACTGCCCCGATATTCGCATTGAGTTCGGGTTCCGCTCAGTTTCAGCTGACTTCCAAAATCCACTACTGGTTCATGAAGCAGCCGTATAGCTCGAAGTTAATTGCCTCGGCTGCGGCAAACAACACAGCAACTTCCATCACAGTAGATAAAGGTGCTGTGGTTGAACCGTCTTCGGTGATTATGAACACCAAGACTAATGAATATATGTTCGTTAGCGCCGTGTCCGGTAACACCTTGACGGTTGTCCGTGGCTTCGCTGAATCGACGGCCGCCGCAGTAACTCAGAATGATGAACTGCTTTACTTAGGTACTGCCAAAAAAGAAGGCTCGTTGGCGCCGAATCCTAAGTACCGCCGTGGTGTTCCCCGTATGAATTACAGCCAGATTTTCCGTAATGGCTGGGGCACGACTCGTACTGCTGAGTACATTAAGTTCATCACTGGAAACAAGGCAACGGAGAATAAAGAAGATGCCGTGTCAATGCACGCGCAGGACATCGAAATGGCTCTGTTGCTTGGCCGCAAATCTCTCAATCAGGTTGATGGCTCCGAAGTGCTTAGCACGATGGACGGCTTGATGAGCATTGTTAAAAACAACACTGCATTGGCCGCTGCTGCAACTCTGGACTCAATTCAGGAATGGCTGTACGGTAACTTCGAGACCTGCCCCGAGGGTGTTCCTAATGAACGCGTCGTTATGACTTCTCTCAATGTACTTTATATTCTTAATAAACTCATTAGAGATGCTGGCAGCTCGTATTACCCGATTGGGACTGCGACTAAAGTATACGGCCTCGACGTATATGCACTTCAGTTGCCTGGAATGCAGGAAGTTAAGATTCTTGCTCACCCGCTGTTCAGCCAGACTGAGTCGCTTAGCAAATCGATGCTGGTTTATCATCCTGGCTTAATTAAGATTGGTTATATGACCGACGCCGAAATCAAGGATGCGACTCCGGTAGGTATGGACGGTCAGGCCAACGTAATTACCTCTGAACTCACCCTCGAGTACGCGGATGAAAATACGGGCGGCGTTCTGAGTAACATCTACTTGGCGTAGCTTTCAATTAGGAGGTGCTTATATGCAGTGCGTAATCAGAGTCTATAATAAGAACCTGCGAAGCCTCATTACCTCCAAAGGTCGCATTAAGTTGGAAAATGGCATTGGCTTCATTGAGCTGGAAACAGATGAAGAAGTCAAGCCGTTTTCTAAGGAGCTTGCTAAATTTGCTTCTGTTGAGGCAATTAAGTCTGAAGAAGAAAAGCAGCAGGCAGATGCTGAAGCGGCCAAGGGACATGATGAAGGCAATGAACTTGGCACTGGCAATGTGGGCTCGGCGCAGTCATTTAACTTTAATAACTTAGTTAAGGGCTCGAATCCGTTGCCGTCTGTTAAGTAACAAAGGTAATTAAAAGCCCTGAGGCAGAAACGCCTTGGGGCTTTTTTCGTATGAAAGGTAATTGAGATGTTTAGTCAAATTGTGGACGATGTCTGCCAGCTGTCAAATAGAATTGACATGCGCGACATTGTTGTTAAGTTGGCTCAGGGCATTATCTCAAGAATTCACAGTAAGCAGTATTTCCAAAGCGATTTGAAGCAACTTGAATTGACACCTGACATGCCTAACTTGGAAATGCAGAGTGCTGCAAAGTGGGTGTGGAAGCGCAATCCAGATGTGAGGTTAATTAACTCTGTTTGCTACAAGCCGCTTGGATTATACCCGCCAAACAATCAGCCTAGTGTTGGGCAGAACTCACTTAACAACTACTGGTACAAAGTGGGCGAGAAGTATGTCTTTGTCTTCGGTGGTGGGCAGAATGTTCTAGGCGAAATTTACGGCTTACCTGTTAATGAAGAGCCGACGTCAATTGAGATAACATATTACAGCTTCCCAAAGAAGTTTGAATATGTGCCAGAAGCTGAGCGACTGGTTAAATACGACTGGTCATCTAATGAGTGGCTAGTCAGAGAAGATGCCCAAAGTGACGAATGGAAGGTGCTTAACTTAGAAGAAGTTAATGAACGCGAAGAAGAATTAGCGGCTTACGGAAACTGGCTTCTCAGGGATTACAAAGATGTTGTAATTTCTGGGACGCTAAGTAAGTTGTATGGCTTACTTGACGACTCCGAGCGCTTCAAGCGTGAATTCGCTGAGTTCAACCAGCTGTTTGCTGTACTTGTTCAGAATGAGCGTTACGCTAACTTTGGGTACTAAGAGGGAGGTAATTGAGATGGCTTCAGTAAAAACGCTTCAATTGCCTCTTTATGAAGAAGAGAGCAATGATTTAATAGAGCAACTTAATTATAACCTGCAGATAATTGAAGAGCGGCTTCAAGCCCTCGAGGAAGCTGCGGGCGTTAATCAGAATGGAGGTTAATTGAGATGGAATTTTCAGCAGAGAAAAGTAAGTGCGGCAGCAAGAAAGGCGGCCGGAAGAAACTGTTTGGAGGTACTTATGTCTTCGAGGGTGCTACTGCGCCTAATATGGTAAGTGGCACGCTCGAGGAAGAAGTGCTTAAAGCTATGTTTAAGGGACAGCGTGCTATTACCTCAGTCACAATTAAGTTAGGCCAGATATCCGAGGCCTTTGACAAGACGACTGAGTTAAGCGACATTGTCGAGTCAACTAACTATACCCCTGTAACCCTCACAGTACCTTCCACTACAGATTGGGACTTGTTGCAAGATGAGTCGCTGGCGTGGTCCATAAAGACCCGTCAATTAACTTTCGCAGTTTCCGGCGGCGACTGCCAGTACAACTGTTACTATATGGTTGACCAAGAGGGCAACTTGCTTAGCGTCAGTGCTAAATTAGCTAATGTAATCACAAAGACGGTAGACTTTACAGGATACTATAAGTTCTACTGCTTGTAACTTGAGGAGGCCGCAATATGGTTTCAATAGTTAATAAGAACTTATTGATATTCAATCCTAATATAACCTATGATAGAGTCGAAGGCAATCAACTTAACATAACAGACGGCTCGAACATTATTCCTACGTACAATGGCTACTCAACTGGCCTCGGCTACAAGCCGCTGTTTTTTATGCCGTACTCAAGGAACGTCGAGCTGAAAAAGGTAGTTGATTTACAGGATGATGCTGGGAAGTTAATTATCACAAACAAGTACATTTATAGGTACTCAGCCGATACGGGCGATGGAACTGTGTTGTTGATGCTTAGCAGCGATGCCGAAAATGTCAGCGTGGACTACATTGGCTCCTATTACTATATCCTCTGTGACCAAGTGCTGTTTAAGTATGACCATTTAATTAACTCTATTCAGCAAATCACGCCCACGGGCTTCCCTCAGAGCACCAAGTTCATTTGCGCCACGAATAACAGGTTAATTGCCTTGAGTGATGACGTCATAGCTTGGAGTGCTGTCGGCAATGGAGATGACTTCCAACCGAGTACAACTACCGGAGCCGGTTTTCAGAGTCTGGACTCACTTAGCACTGGCAAGGGAATTGCCTTGGCTAAGAAGAAAAACGGCTTTCTAGTGTTTACGTCGGATAACGTAATTAGCGCCACAGAGCTAAACACGGCTTTGGTTTACAATTTCAAGGAAGTTAGTAAGCACAGGATTCTCAATAGAGATTGCTGCTTAACTAGCACCTTTGGCATTGTATACTTCATTGACTCAGACAAGAACCTTTACAGCTATGAAGATTTGGGCTCTCTCGGTTCCGGCGGGTTCAAGGTCGTAAATGAGATGTTAATTGACTATTTCAACTCAATCGGCATCGACATCGAATACCTCGACTTGCTGGAAACTCGCTACCTTGTTGTCAATTATTACGGAAACATACTTGGCATCGACTTGTTACTCGGGCGCGTTTTCAAGGTACAGCACTCATTAACCGCTGTTCGAGGTTTTAACTTCATTAACTTCCAGCACTTCTGGAACTTCGAGTACCGCAGTGCTTATAACACAGAATTTAATGAAATCAGTTACTACGGAAACAGGTTGCACGTTGAGTCAATTGGAAGCTTGTCAGCTGAGCAACCGGATACGATGTGTGCCTCAATTAACCTTTATGCAGAATTGCCGCTCGCTGATGTTGTTATAACATATTTAGTTGATAAACTTGAACCCGAATTCAATAATCTGGAGCCACCATTACCAGCAGTATTCGATGAAGACTTTAATAGCAGTTTTCTTAATGAAGATCTAAATGACAGCACCTTTGATGTTGACTTGAATGATTATGACAATACATGGAGTAGCGGCTTTGAATTAAGTTGCGGCTTTGAAACAGATGTCTATCAGCAAGCTAAGCGCATTGACAAAGTGGACGCGTTTTTTGAGTTTAATTCAATTAGCTTCGCGCCAGAAATCCCCATCGAGTGCACCACGGTTATAACCCGAATTGACACCAATATGTCAAGTAACAGAAAAGAGTTCATTTGGGACTGCCAGCTTCAAGCGCCTCAGCTTGACTGCGCTCTCACGCAAGAACCTGATTTCGAGTGGAACCAGAACATCTCAATGGGCTATGATGTGTCAATTACCTTGACATCTTCAACTGACGCCTACGGCAATTTGCCACATCACAAGGTGTCAATTGAGGACAAATACTTCGTTGGGCGTCGTCTTGTAGGCAACATCTATAACACCGGCATTTACCATATGCTCAATTATGCTGTAAAAGGCTTTTGTGAGATAACAGGGATACAATTTAACTTATTTAAGGGAGGTCTTATTTATGACAGATAGATTACCTAATAGTGATTACCAAGGCCGAATTTCGCAGTTGGGCTCAGGTAACTTGGAAGAAATCAATGCAGTTTATCAACCTCGAGAACTCTTCGTTGACACTCGAAATTGGACAGTGGCAATTCACGATGGTTCCACCCCAGGAGGCCATTGGCTTGCTCGGGCCGATTTCAGCAACGTAGCTTCATCTGATATTATCAACCAGCTTGAGAATATTCCGGTAACTAAGTTGGCTCTAAACACCTATGAAGGAACTTTCATCAGCGAAGGCGGCAACGATGTGCTGTCCGGAAATAACCCTCAATTAGCAAAGGTGTCACTTGGCGGCGCCGCAGCAGCCGACTCAAGTGGGTTCATTTTTTGCCAAGATGCTTCAAATGCCAACTTAAGTAGCTTCTCCGGAAAACGGGTCGAAGCACCTTATGCCACATTCAATATGGTTGGTAATGTGACGCTGTCAAATGGAGCCGTTTTGCACTGTTTTAACTTAATTAGCTCTAGTGCATACACCCTTACAATTGAAGAAGGCTGCAAACTCATAGTTGATGGAACCATCAATGGCACTGACTTCATTACCGGCGCTGGTTCAGTTTACATCGGTAACTACTCAGCCGCTTGCTTCAAAGATACTTTCCAAGGAGATTACTCGAGCGGAAATTCTCAGCAGCCTATGTGGACTGCTTTCGAGTCGCTTAAATACTTGGAAGGCAATGGAGTCGTAACCTGTGATGGCGGCACCACGACCCTCACTTCTATGATGAACCCGCTTAAAGCCCAGATGCAGCTTTACTTGGATTCTGGAGGAACTAAAGGAATAGCTACTAAGACTCGCAGCTCAACTAACAATGGTACTATTAAAGGAAGTTACTTTATTTGGGACAAAGGAGCCTCAACTTGTGTTCGGCCGTTAATTAGGTCAACCTCTTCAAACGGCGCCCCTAACTACTCCTCAGAGCTATACAACGGGTCGCTGTTTACAAGTAACAAATCGTGGAGTCAACCTGTCTTCATTAGCGCCACTGCTGCGGGGCCAGGTGGTTCAACAGCCAGCATAATTATCTCTAGTCCAAATGGCACTCAATTAGAAAACCATCTGTTTTACGGCCACTTCACCGGAAGCAGCTCTGGTTGCTCGAGCGGCCAATTCATTATTCCGGCTAATTACCTCGTGCGGTTCAATAAGAATGGTCTGGCCTACCGAGATAATTGTGTGGTTTGGGGATACAACCAAAGTAGCTTCAGCAACTTTATGCGGATGCGGATTTATTAAACTTAATTGACGAAAGGATAGAAAATGAGCAAGGGCGTTTTACGAATTGCTAATGTTACTGGAGAGGGTGTTGACTACAACGACCGTGAAATCAGCACCGAAACCGGACAGACGCTTAGCGTTTATTTGAACAGTACTCGAATTGACTTGGCTCGTGCTGATATGAATAATGTGGCGGCTGATGCAGTCAGAAGTAAAGTAGCAGACGAACTCCAGGAACTTGAAGACGAGTTGTCGGCTGTTACTGCAGAATCTGGTGCAAATTCAGCTGCATTGCCGAAAAAGAAGGACTTGTTAATTGGGTTGACTAAACCCTATACGGCCGATATTGCCACGGTTAGCTCGACTAATACCATCTTACTTAAGTCCTTCCAGTGGTTTGACGGCACGGACTTGGTGCAACATCAGGAAGAAACTGTTACAATTGGGCCCGAATATGCTGGCCAAGTTGTTTATGTTGGACTTAATGAAAGCGGCATTGGAGAAATAAGCACATCAGATTATGACATCTACTTAGCCCTGTGCAACATCTATGTTAATGCAGATGGCGACTTAACGGCCTCGGAGCTTTCAGTACGGCCGTTTTTGGCTGATTCAAGTACATTTGGGCGCGACCACCCTATAATGGTAGTTAACTTCGCTGCTCAAGTAACTTCCTCAGATTCGGCCAAGGGCTTGAGCTGTCAAAGTTTCGACTTAATTAAGGAAGGCATCAACTATGCCGGTAATGCACAGCGGCCTGACCGCAAGCTGTTTCCGGCTATGTCGTCAATTAACTTCAAATATTACTATCCTAATTATGACCATGACGGTGAAACGGCTCAACCTAACATTCAGCCTTACTACTACAATACGACAACGAGCGCGAAAACTCTGCTTGACTCAAGTAACGGCACGAGTAAATTTGTGGTCTTCAGGTTGGTGTTAATTGAGACTGGGCAAATCCTCTTGTTGCTTCAGCAGGTTTCAGATGAAAGCCAGTTGTTTACCTCTGTGCAAGAAGCTGAGCTTGGCTTGAAAGACCTTAATTGGAACCTAAGCCAGTTAAGCAGCCGCGCAATCTACCTTGACCAGTTCATTGTCTGCTCAGCAGATTTAACTGTCTGCCAGATGGCCAATGTTGCTGAAGTCAGTAATTCGCAGAATATCACAATTACGCAACTTGTTTATGGGGTGCTTAACTCAGTGTCACAAGTGCCAAACACAGTTGAGGAGTTTTCTGCAGTATTCTCTGGATTAACTCCGGTAGTTGGTGGGTGGTTTTTTGTGAAAGGTTCTCAAGTAATGCTCCCGCCAGGCACAGTAGCTGACGGCGGACTATATATGTATCGTATTAAGTCTATAATCTCAAGTAATATACAGTATGATTCTTGGCAAATGGCTTCATATGATTATGCAACGAGTAAAGCTTACTATGTATCTCAATATTCTTCACCATATATTGCTATCGCTGACGGCTCAATTGGGATTCAAGATATATTTCAAGGTCAAATTACAATAGAACCTAAAGTAAATAACCCTTATTCTAAGTATACTTTATCGAATTCGTCTAATTGGCCATTAATTGATGATAATGGTTCTCTTGCTGTAGCATTAGGTGGCTGGTCTGAAGATACTTCATTTACGGCTAAGATGCTCTGTGCCGCAACTGAGAAAGTAATGTCAAGGAACTCCCGAGTTAACGCTGCAGATAATGCAGCCATTACGCTGGATAACCAGACTAAGCACTATACGATTCGAGTAACTCATATGAACAGCAGTGGTAAATTGCCTGTTGCCATCACAATTCCGGCCGGCATTCCGGATGATGCGGTAATTACCTTTGAGCTGTTAATTGACTGCTCTGACTCAAGTTACGGCCCGCTGGTAACCGGCGTCGAATTTACAATTAACGGCTCAGCTATAACACCTTACTGGATTGACAATTCTGATGGCGTATTCCAAGAGTCAAGTGCCCCATATAAGTTAATTGCCTTGCGACGTTCATTTAGATATAATTCTACAGCAGCGCTTCCGGGCTACGAGCCTCAATGGATAGCTAACATCGAAGCCGAATATGACACCACGGCGTAAATTAGGAGGAATAAGTTAATGGTGATAAGAACTTCATTAAGGCCCCTTGGAAAAGGGGCCTCGAATTTAGTCCCTCTTGAATGGTTCAATGGGCTTACTTTGACTTACCCAGATGAACCACAGATGACAAGTGAATACAATGCTGACCACGCAGGGCGGTCAATTTACAATCCTTATATGCAAATGTATGAGGATAGTCTTCGTGGAAGATTCCTAAGTACTGGGCAAAGTATATATAATTGTAGACAGAATTATTACGTAGCTGGCAAATTAAATGAAGTATTGCCAGCTGGGCTGGTTCAATTTAGAAACATGATTAGATTCAAAGGTTCTGGATTTACCGCTAATTCAAACAATGACGAAGAAGCTATTGACAGTGCTGAAATGATAAGTAACTTTAATTATCTTGATAGTCAATTAACTTTCGCTTCAAGCGAAAGTCCCGTAACTATTAAGGATAATACGCCAGAAATGTTTGGCCCTGTTTATGAACCGGCGCAAAAACATTGGTATGCATCTACTTATTATGCTGATTCAGGCTTAAACCAAATTAACTTGCGAACCGCCAGAGATTCTTCAGCTAACCCTGAGCAATGGGTCTTAATGAAGCGAGCATACATAAGTAGAATTTCTGGCTTTTCAGGCAGTAGCCAAATTTACGGCCCCTTTAGAAACAACACGTCAATGATAGGTGTTATTGCTAATAGACTTAATGGAGCTCCCGGCACAGAATCTCAATTAAGCGGGCATCATGGGCTTATATCTGGTGGTCCTTATTCAACTGGAGGAAATTGGGTATCGCAAGAAACAGCAATTAAGTTATATCTACATCGAGGAAGTGCGTCGAAATTTGATAACGCAACTCCATGGAGCTGCTCTTATCATTATGTTAATGGCTTGTATGGCGCATTTTGCGTTATGGTTGATATGTTCACGTATAATCAAATAGCAAATTTTTATTCTGATTCATTTAGTTATGCTAAAGTATGCTGGAGTGCGCAAACTACCACGCAGGACATTGACGGCGTAATGTCAACTAACCAGACTTTTTGGGACTCGACTAATGAACAGAAAATCTCAATTTACTCCCCTTGGGCTATGAACGACTCGGCACCTCATGATAGATTCTTAGCAGTGCTAAGAACCAACACCGCTGCGCCGCATACGTTACTTATCTTAGATTACAATTTTCAGCCTCAAGGAGGAAAAACCATACCAAACAACAGGCTTAGCTTTACTAATACAGGCATAGCTGTAGCGGACAATAGTAATAAAGTTATTTCATTGCATTCATTGGCTAATTACCTACTTGTGCAGAGAGCGGATTACTCAATTAGGTTGATTCAATTTACCGACTCTGGACTTCCAAGTCATAATGTATATAAGGAATTTAAGCCGATTTTTGATGGTTCAAGTAAATGGGCAGTTATTGGCTTCTTCCGCAAGTATGTTTACTTCGTGCAAATTAACAACCCTAATGAGCGGATGAGCCGAAATATGGACGAAAACAAGATTGTCTTAGGATCAAAAATTTGCCGCGTTAGCATGTATGATTTAATGAAAAAAGATTAGGAGGATTAAAGATGATTAACATTATATGCTCAATTATCATTCTAACCCTATACGGGGCTTGCATTAACCGGATTCGGGGGGGCGGCCTTGAGCTACCTGGGTTAGGCGAGTTGCCACTTAATAAACTCTGGCAGCCACTCACGTATGGCTTAACTATGGCGAATTTTGCCTCGAGTTACTGCCCCGAAGCTGTAAGCCCAATTACTTATGCAGTGCTTAATTGCCTTGCTATGTACCTTGGCCAGCAGATTTGTGGCTGGGGAACCTATATAGGTGAATTGACTACTGGTCAGCAGAGCTCTCGTGAAGAGTGCCCTGCTATAGATGAGTTAATTGAGAATATAAGTTCACCGAGAGTCTACGGGTTTTGTGGCTTGTGCCTTCGTGGCCTTGTCTGGACATTCTTAATTGGCTTACCCTTATACTCCATACCCCTAATGCTGTCGGGGCTGTTAATGGGCCCTGCATACCTAATTGCCACTTTGATTTGCCAAGCGCTTAATTGTGATGTGGGCAAAAACGCATGGAACTTAGGTGAGTGGGTTTGGGGCGGCTTACTTTGGTTCTGCATAGCATTAACTGCTATAGTGTAGCTGAAGCGGCAAGTTGACATTTACACGAATTATTGGTACAATTATTATGAGAGAAGCTAATTAAGAAAGGAATTTACAATGCTGATAGACTTCGAAATAATGCCGTGCTTAGCATTGATAGCAATTATCTTGCTGAGTACATTCGTGCCGTTTATCACCTCGTGGTTACTTAAGATGCAATGCAACAAGCGAGAGCTGGCTTTTAGGTTCATCTCAAGGAAGTGGATAATTACAGTAATCCCGTGTGCTACTGTTGTGTATCTAGTTACTTTACACGAGCCGCACATGGAAACTAAATTGATTGCCTATATCATAATTTGGGCCTCGTGCGTTTCTGGGCTCTTTCTGCTGGGCGAACATATAAGTCAGGCGCTTTCTAAGCTGTACTCAATTAAGTATAAAGATGTAAGCATCTCATTTGATGCAGGAACTGACCACATTAAGATATCAGAAAAGGACAAGTGCGATGGGAAACATTAAGCTCCTAGGCGCTTTTTTGGCCCTGCTGCTAATTGGCTTGATGATGTCAATTTGGTATGCAGAACGCCGCGAAGCCGCTGGATATGCTAGGGCGAAAACTGAAGTTAATGAACTTATAAAAGTTAAGGAGCAAACAGATGATAAAATCGCTCAAGCTTCTATTGAAGTTAATAAACGTTTTAATGAAGTTAATAGCAGCAGTAACAGTTGTGCTGATTATTATAGCAGCCCTGTGCCTGCTGAGTGCTTGCTCGACTGAGCGGGTAATTGTACAGAAAGTCCAGTGCGCCCAACTCGTCCGTCCGTCAATTAAGACCAATGGTGACCTCGTTCAATGGACGGCTTTTCTGGAACGCACCTATGGACTGTGCAACGAGCGGCCAATTTTGAAGAAAGTTAATTAATATGAAAGGAGATAATTAAATGGTATTGTCCGGATTAACCAGTAAGCTTTCTGGGTCTTATTCTAAGGAAAAGTCTAAGACGCAGGAAAGTTCATACACTACTCAGTTTAGGTCTGAGTTACTTGACGCCCTCAATGAAGCGGCCTTGGATAACCTCGATGCTTATAGTGACATAATTAACGAGGAAGACCCTCGAGCCACCGGAGCTTATGACACTTTGAGTCAACTTGCCGAAGACGGTAATATCGATGTAGATGCTATTATGGCGGCCGCTAAGCAACAGTCTGATGAAGCCCTCGGGCAAAGTTATCAGGACTTAGCTAGGTCGGTTGGCGCCACCGATAACTCACTTGTGCAGGCTTTTTATGACGAGGCCGTTACTAATGCTGCGACTCAATTAGCAGGGAAACGTGCTGAACTCGAAGCCCAAGCCGGCAACCAGCAACTTAATGCTAGCCAGGTGCTGCTTAACTCTCTGGCCCAAGATGAGTCAATTAGCTTAGAAGCGCTGAACAGCCTGCTTAGCATCTTGAAAGGTGCTGAAACTAAGTCGCAAGGAACCAGCACCACTAGCAAGAGTGACTACAAATTGTCTAGTGGTATTAAGGGTCAATTTAGCCCAAGTGGCCTTTTCTAATTTGAAGGAGATTAAGTTATGGCCGAAAATAGTAGTAAATTAAATCCGTTGACGGAAGAGGCCTTGGTTAATTACATTGTTGAGCATGAGAAAGTTCCTTATTCGTGGAGTAGCTCCAAGCCGCAAAACACGTTCAAGGAACTTGATGCCGCTCAATCTCCCGTAGGCGCCGCTTTGGCCCAGGAGTACATTGACCAAGCCAACTCAATTAACAACACTCAGCAAGAAGCGCTTAATAGAGCTAAGCTTCAAGATGACATTGATACCAGTGAAATGGCCTTGCAGTTACTTAACCATAAAGATGAAATCCGCAAGGAGTATGACAACTCAATTAGCTCTAAAATCCCGGGGCCGCTCAAGGTACTCTTGCCTTTCTTAGCCACAGGTGACATTGAGTATCAGCAAGACCTTGCCAGAGTGGACAATCAACTTAACGAGTTAAGTAAGCAGAAAGAGCAGAAAGACCTCAATTACACCGCCCGTATGATGCTGGCTACTGGAGCTAATCCGTTTGATGAACAGCGGGCCGCAAATTTGCAGAAGCAGTTCATGGAACAAAGAGAGACAATTAGCTCCAGCGTCTCAACACCTAATACAGCTGACCTGTTGACTGATGTCTATAAAGTTGGGAAGACTAAAGCTAGTGGTAGTGGTGGCGGCGGAACTAAAGTAGCTGAAGCTTGGCAACCGCATTATAACATTTACAGGGATTCTAATAGACAGCGAATTGACTTGGCAAGTCAATTTAACGGCGGCGAATACGCAACGCAACCTAAGTTTACTGCGGCTAAAGCTGCTGCTAATGCTGGTGAAGAAGCTCTGAGGATTGGTGACCCTGTGGTACTTAAAGAAAGCTGGGTGACAGCTAATAAAGAAGCTGATGAAGGTTTTAAGGAAATTAGAAGCACCTTGAGTCCAGTAACTCAGAAAGTGTTTGATGCGGCAATTAACAATGGTGGCGTATTAACTCCGCAGAACAATAACATAGCTGCTGATTACTTTCTTGAAACCGCAAATGAATCTGTACCGTTTGATGAATCCGCTACGCTTGAGGGCAAAATTCTGCGAGATGCTAGATTAAGTTATCAAGGTAGAGTAATATCGGAATTTAACAAGTTACCTGACAACATTCGTAATACTGTTGCTGATGTATTTGCTCAGCAAAATAAAAGAGCATTTAACAGCGAAAGTCCAACTGATGTTCTTATGGCAGATATGTTAATTAGAAACAATGTAGGTGGCTTTGCTAAGGATATCCAGAATGCCTATCTCAACCAAATTAACTTCGACAAAATCTACGAAGAATCTGTAAATGCGGCTTCGAAGACTAATAACTTTACTCAAGGTATTGAACAAGAGTTCGTTGACTTTACACTTAGCCGCCTTGGTGAAGTGGCTGAAAAAGGACACCCTGATTTGGGAACTTTGCTCAATGGTGTCAGCTTGTACCAGCAAGAGGCAATTAACAGACAGCTGAAAAATCCACTTACGGGTCTTCAGGCGCTAAAGCTCTTAGCTGAAAGGTATGCGAAGATTAATGTAATTACGCCGCAAACTTATGCTATAGTTAATGAAGTGTTGGAATCTCCTGAGATTACCAATATGTTTGTTGAAGCTAAGCGAGTTCAATATGCTCGAGGTAGCTATGGGATTAAAAGTTTGACAGCTGTTAATGACCTTTCAACAATAGCATCTAATATTAATCAGTTCCGCAACAGGCAAACAGCGTCTGTTCGCAGACTTAACAATAGGAGTACATCTAATGGCAAACGTGAATGAAACGCTGCCGCCTGAAGTGGAAGAGTTGCTTGGGCTGCAATTTGTCAAAGAGGAGATAATTGACGATGCGATGCCCAAGCAGCAACGAGCCGCTAAGCAGGTTGGTGAAGTTAATGAGGCTCAATTTCAGGCCGCGCAGCAAGCAGCTATTGAAGACTTACTTGTAAACTATGAGGCGGCCCCTGACGGCTTAGCTCAAACTGTTATGCCTGATGAAGTTGAGATGGACGAATTACTTGCTCCAGTCATTGATGCTAAAGTTCAGGAGGATATTGTTAAAAGTGAGCAAGCTTCGCAGAGCAGGTCAGTGGATTCTGAGGGCGGCTTTATGGATAAGTTAATTAAGGGCGCCGGTTCCTTAGTTGATGCAATTAGCTTGCCAACTCAATTAGCTGCTAAAGCCGGAAAAGCGGTCGGAGAAGCTGTTGTTGATGCAACTAAAGCAACTTACTCTGTCGGTGAAGGCCTTGGTGAAACTGTCGCTGGTGTAAAGGTGGCAACTGAAAATATGAGCCCGCTTGAGACTACTAAGTCAATTGCCGGAATCGGCTACTTGGCGGCCCTGAACACGCCTAAAGCAACTGCGAATATTGGGGACTTCTTAATTAACTCAGCCCGCAGAGCGGCCGGCGCATCAGGCGACTTCCATGGACTTCGCAACATAGTTGACCAAGCCTATGACTTAATGGGACTAAATGGCCGCGATGATGCTGAGAGTTACGCAGCTATAACCAAGGCAATTACCGGTCAGGCTGATGAGGCCAACGAAGCCCAACTTTTCGCGGGGCGGTTCCTTGGGAACCTTGCGTCAATTGGAGGCGCAATGGGAATTACCAATCGAGCTATGGGTATTAAAGCAGGTTGGTATGGGAATAAAAGCCAGTGGGCCGCTTATGAGAAAGCCAGTTCATTAGCTTCTATCGGTATTAAACCGATTGGCGAAGTGGCAACTCAATTAGCTATCCCGCTTAGCCGCAATGTTGCCCAGGCCACAACTCGAGCTGGAGTTGGTGAACTTGCATTCTTAGGGGCTTCTTACGAAGACTCATATGGCAAAGCAGTTGATGAATACTTGAGTGTATACAAGGAGTCGCCTAAGTGGTCTTGGGGATTATTGCTTGGTGGAACCGCTTTTGAGACCATAGCTACAATGCGGCAATCCAAGAATACACTTAATCAACTTACCCGTCAGGCTAACACAATGTTTAAGCAGCGCGCTTCAATTAAGCCTACCACAAATTTCGCCTTCGGGGAACAGGTTTCTAATAACTCTGTTGCTTTTGTTGCGGCTAAGGAATCTGGCAGGCAGCTGGCCCAAGTTGAGCAGGCTATTACGGCCGACCTCTCTAATTTACTTGCTGAGGGCAAAATCGACACGAAGCTGTTTTCTGACGCTAAGGCTGAATTGACTCAAATGAAGTCAATGAACGACCAGATGAGTAAGCAGTTACTTGGGAAGCTGGCTAAAAATCCGCGCGAAGCTCTGGTGTTGAGTAACTTAGCTGACAATAATCCGATGCTTCTGGCCGCTACTGACAGCATTAAGGACTATAAGACCTTGCTGAAAAATGAGCCGGTTAAAGCGGGCCAAAATTTGAAGTCGATTAGCTTGAACCAAGTTAATGAACTCGCCAAGAAAAATCCGCAGAAGAGCTACTTTGTAGTTCACGAAGATGGAACTGTTACTCCGGCCGCGCAAATCAAGCCTAGGTTCATTGACTACGCCAAGAAAAGCGATTTCACGAGAGATGCTTCTGGTTTCTTGCAATATCGTGTTGGCAAGAAAGGCTTGCTTAACACTATGACTGTTGACCCTCGAGTAACTGCCCCGACTTTTGACACCGCTGAAGCTTATGCTTACTTAATTAAGGCTAATGCTGAGAAGCTGGGTAAAGTGAGCAAAGAGGGCTTGCTTGTGAATAAGAAGATAATTGAAGCAATGGACAAAATGGCGCCTGAAAATCCGTGGGTCGCTAATGCACTTGCACAGTTAATTGAAGACCAGCCGCAAATTGCCTCTAAGATGGTTTTGGCCACTCCGAAGTCTTACCGGACTATGGCGGATAGATTTACCAAACATTACCTGTTGCATAAATTAGATTTGGGTCTGGCTGACGACTTAGTTGCTGAGGTGCAAAAATTCGGCTATGAAGTTACTGACCAGTCCAAGTTCGTAAGCCGGCTTTTCAAAGGGCAGCTTAGCCGAGATGTCAAGTCAGGCGGCCTTAGGGATGCCGGCTGGAACAAGCTTGACTTAACTCCTCAGGACAAGTTGGTCATCGAGGTTGACACAGCTAAGTTAAATGAATACGAACAGATGCAAAATGCTCGAGCCATCTCTGAAGCTAATGCCGCGAATTTCAGCCAACAGTTAATTGACATCGGCCAAGGAAATCCGGCCCTGAAAGGCCTCGCGGATATGTTCACGAAGAATCCTCTTGTTGACCAAGTTCGGCAAGTTGATGACATTGTAGGAAGCCATTTACCGCGAGCACTGGGTAATCTGTTCAGTAAGATATATAACTACATTGGGGATACTACGATGGCGGCCGTCAATCGGCTTACAGAGTTAAGTAACAACTCTATGTACAAGTATCTTACTGACCGACTGCAACCGCTAAAGCAAGTTGGTGAGAAGCTCGGCGAAGTTGAGAAAGTGCAACTTAATAAGTTTGCCAAGTTAACTAAGATGGGCTTCGAAATCAGCGATGACTTCACCTTGATGACTACAGTTAAGCGAGTTGGAGAAGAAGAAGTCGAGATGCTTACCACGAGAAACGCAATTGCCATTGACCGTGCTGAGCGGCTCGGACTTCTCACGCCTGACCAAGCTAATCGCTACCGCAACCTTGAAATAACCGACTTGCCGGACTTAGCTAACATAGCAGAGGGCAAAACATTGGAGCTGGGTGAATCTACTCAAGAGTTCCTTAACTTGTATAAGTCAATTAACAATGAGCTGTACAGCGGCCGCAAGAAGATTGTCAGGGCATTTGGAGGCAATGCTCAGTATACGCAGCCTTTCCACATTGCCAACAAGCTGGGCTCTGAAGTTAATTTCATCTATGATGGCGACCAGTTAATTAGCACCGTAACTGCAAATTCGGCTAAGGAGCTGAAAGCGGCCACTGCTAAGGAACTTGAACTTCTCAATCAGTACTCGCCTATGTGGGCCGGCAAGGGTTCTAAGCTACAGGTGAAATCTCGGGCCGACGTTCAGCGCGACCACTTAATTGACCCCGATGAAGAATGGCTCGGTTGGGTTAATGCCTCTGGCGAGTACAGTAAGTTGAAGTACAATAGCGGGCGCTTGGACAGGACGTCAATTGGCTTGGCCTTCGAATACGACTCGGACATTGCCTCGACTTTGTACAACGACTTAATTAAGCGTGGCCAAGGTTTGGGCAAGATGTACCAAGGGGCGTTCTTCAATCGAGAAGCGCAGTATGCCAAGATGCTTGGCGAGAATGCTGGCACTTCTCCTGAAGTTCGGAGGGCGATTCACGAGTACATTAACTTACTGAACGGCCGCTCCGTAAATACCTCGCCGACGGTTCAGAAGTTCAATGAAGTTGTGGATAGCTTCTACAGTTCAATGTGCGATTTGCACTCAAGTAAGTTGAATGACCAAATTGCCAAGGACTTGAAGATTGCCGATGAGCAGAAGCTGATGTCTAATGTAATTGGGAAGCTGCCAAAAGCTAATGCCCTTGGAGTTACGCATAAACTTCAGCAACTTGTAAACTGGAGCTTGCTTCGCTTTGGGCGCATGAGCCAGGCTGTACTTAATGTACTCGGTGTTGTGCCAATGAGCCACTTTGCCACGATGTCGCTTAACCCGACTAAGTGGGAAGATGCCGCTAGCTATGCTGCTCGAGTTGGCTTCTACGGGCGCGAAGTTGATATGACCCAGCGTTGGGGCACCGTCGATTGGCTTGGTGCTTTCTTCGAGGCAACGAAGAAGCAGTTTAGCAAGAAAGGCAAGGTGATTCTTCAGCTGGCCGAAAAGCAGGGGTATGTTAGTAGAGATGCCAACATGCTTCGTGATATTGTATTCGAGCCAACTAAAGTCGCGGCCGATTCTGGGCTGTTCAAGCAAGCTTTGAAGTTAATTAACAAAGGAGCCACAGCGGCCGCCGACCAGACGGAAGAGTTAAGTAGGTCTTTCAGCTTCCTTATGGGCTATGAACTTGCTGGACGTGCCGGCTTGAAAACTCAGCAAATGAGATTCATCTTTGCTAAGCAGTTCTCTGATAACGTCGTTGGTAACTATAGTGTGCTGAATAAACCTAATGTATACAGAGGTGCTGTACCTGCGCTGCTTGGAACCTTTAAGACGTACAAACTCAATGTGATGCAACAGTTACTTGATGCCTATTCTCTGGGAAACGCCTCAGTGCTGAAAGCATTTTTGACGCAGTACTTGACTTTCGGGCTCAATTCACTTCCGTTTAGTCAATTAGCTCAGAATGTGATTTTCCCTGTTGAGGGCGAAGAGGATACTTATAGTTACTTGAGAAATGCCTTAGGAAGCGACTCTGCAGCTCGGGCCGTTATGTACACCCTGGGCTCCATTGTCGATACTGACCTAAGTACCCGTGGTGACATCGACCCTGTTACTGGAGGCTTCTTGCCAATTAACGGTTCATTCACATTACAGGACATTAGCCCTGTTGTGTCAATGCTGGACGATTCTGTTAATTTGGTTAAGGATATGTACGGGGCAATGAAGAGCGAAGTTGGCCTGAGCGCTCATAGGCTTCAAGAGTTAATTAGCCAGTATTCACCGGTGTCGTCAATTAGGGCTTTTGCTAAATTGGGCAATCAAATGTATGATGAGAACGGGAATGAGTTTACTTACTCAGTTGACCGCAATGGAAATATCCAGCGGATTAACAGCCTAGTTACTGCACTTGGTTTCAACTCAATTGAGCAAGCAGAAAATTGGCGCCTCGAATCTCGAATGAGAGCTAGGGACGCAATTAACCAAGAAAAACTTAATGACCTTCGAAAGGCATTTAAGGCCGGCTTTAGGTTCTTGCGGTCAGGTAACGTGCAAATTGATACTGACTTAATTACCCAAGCATTCGAGGGCTACATTAAGTCTGGTGGCTCAATTGACGCCTTCATACCTTGGGCGCAGGCGCAGTACAATGCTGCTACTATGACTAAGGTTGACCGGCAGATTGAGTTGCTTGGGTCGCAACAGAGCGTCGAGGCCTTCAATGACTTGCAGAAGTTAATGAGCACTTCTTCCTATGAAGCCTACAGGGACTTGTTCGAGCCACTTGAGGACTAAAGCGACCTACGGTCGCAAATAAGTGCACTCTGTGCATACAAAAATAGGGTGGAATCTTAATTGATTCCACCCTTTCTTTTTGCTCACTTAACTTCCTGTTGAGCTGGCAGGTTAAAGTAACTTGGTTCTCGAAAAGCGGCCTCTCGGAGATTCGGGTGAATCTTCTCACCTTTGAAGTGGTAATCTGCTTCGTCAAGATAATTAGCTGTTACCTCGCCTCTTAGCACATAATTCGAGATAATGCGCAAAGCCCGAGGAACTTGCGTGGCCCACTTTGAGTCTGCGAGTTCATTGAGCATTTTAAGTGCATTAAGATCTGTCATCATTTCCTGAAACTTGAGGGCCGCAGCTCGGAAGTTAACGAACTTCGAAAATCCATAGTGCCCTAAGTTGAATATTAAGTAGCCGAAGACTGGTCTGATGACCTTGCTCTTGTACTCTGGTTGTGTTTCTGCTAAGTTAATTGACTTCACAATATCATTGGCGGCCCAGCAGACTAGCTGCTCGCGGCCGAGTTGCAGGCCTTTTTCAAGCCGCAATTTGTCTTCGGCTGTTAATTTATGCCCCAACCCAATGGTCTGGTTTCCAGTGGTATCTGTATACAGTATGTCCGACCAGCCCTCAATTAAGTAGTACAAGTAAATTGTGCCCTGCGAAATTTTGAGCTCCGGCCAGTACGTCTGGATTCGTTTAGTTATGGCGCTTATAACCAAGCGTCGCTTATCTATTCCCATAGTTAATTGCCTTTCCTAAGTTCATTGAAGATTCATCGAAGATTTGGCCGTCGAGTAGAAGCGCACATTGTTGGCACCAACCCAAGTAAATACTTTCTTTTCATTGACGAAGCCTTGCAAAATGGCACTGAAGTCAGCGTCCCGCATATCCTTAGCAGCGAGGCGGCTAAGTTCTGTATAGGTAATTGGAGCTTCTGACTGCCTGATGTAATCAAGCAGCTTTTGCTTAGCCTCGCTCAATTTACTCAAACCATATTCACCAAGTGCTTCTGGCATTAACGCCTCCGTTGTGCTCAAAATCTCATCGGCGTCTTCATAGATTTCTTTTGTTAATGTAGTGCTGTTTGATAAGATGGCGATTGACATCGCCGTCTTAATTAAGTGTATATGCCGCCTCGCGTTGTAATACGTGAAGCGGAAATCTTTAACTTGCTTATTTAACATATAGAGGTTATCTAAAAATTCTGCTGCTTCTGGTGTTTCATCAAATGTTGTGTTGTGATATACAAACTCAATGTTCTTGAAAGCGTCAATTAACTCTGGCATTTTATCGGGAGTGAAAAATCTTGGGCGTGGAATCTGCTTTTCCTTAGAGCCATATACGAATATGCACCTACTTACGAAGCCCTGCTCCATTTGCTCGGGCGGCAAAATTTTGGCCAGAGTTGCTGGAGTTATAGCTGATAAGATGTTAATTAAAGGTTCTTTAATTTCTATTCCTTGTCTATTGTAATCTGAACCGTCCCACAAGTGGCTTAGTGTTGTGAACAGCTTGAACGAGCCGGTTCCTGCAAATGTACTAAATTCACTATTTAAGATTAATGGAGTGCTGAAATTCTTGCTTCTTACTTTACATTCTATGTTACTTGTGTCTGAATTTAACAGGTCGCTTATTTCATCTTCTGGTACTATGTGCTCATACTTAAGTAACTTCTTTTCGAGGCGCTTCTGCTGAACATTGGTGATGCCGGCCATAAATTGAACCAAGCCGTTACTTCCGGCCTCAAGTTCATTAGGGGCTAAAGTAACATAGCTGGGAATTAGCGGCCTTATCGTATTTATCACCGTTGACTTCCTGACTCCTGCGTTGCCAACTAAGAGTATCATCTGATTGGGCCAAATTGTAGTATCACCTAATTGAAAGGATACTTCCCGAGCGGCACAAGCAGATGCTATCCCAAGTAAGCTCCATACAAGGAAAAGCTCAGGAGCTTCTGTATATTGGTTGAGTTCAATGAAGCGCTTAATTAACTTGTTGTGTATGCGCATCTTAATTATATTCCTTTCTTAATGGAGGGCGAACCTCAAGGCCGCCCTCACACTTCACCGTACATTAACTTTAAGAGTTAAGCAGCTGCCGGTTTAAGAGCTACCAGCTCAGCAGCCAGCAGCTTAGCTACGTGCGGCGGAATCTGGCACAACTCAGGAGCAATAGTCTGGCTATCATAAGTGCCGTCGCCGATAGACTCAAGCAACTTAACGAGGCCATCATAGTCCTCTGCCCACATCGGAGCCGCAGTCTTAATTACTTCTGCCATCTTAATTTCCTTTCTTATGTTAATTGAGTTAAAACAAATGTACCGACTTGGTGGTACCATTACATAATAATTCATTTTGTTTAATTTGTCAAGTCAGTGCGCTTTTCTAAAAGTTCCTTAATTGCCTCGTCCAAATATTCACGCTCCATTACCCAATCGGGGCAAAGTATAGTGGTTTTGTGGATAGCTTTTACTTCTTCGGGGAATTCGTAGAAGTCCATTAAGATGACTGCCGGTGTTTGATTATCTTCCCCTGAGCAGTAACTTATGCTGCCACGTAAGCCTCGTTGGCTAATGTACTGGCACATTTTGAGCATATCGTCGGCACTGGCAAAGCGGTAAACTTCCTTACCCAGGCCGAATTTTTCCATCCACTCTAGCTGAAGTTTGTAGCAGTCAAGTAAGTTTGGAACTTCATTTTCTGTGAATATTCGCTTTACTTCATAGTAAGTTGTTGGTATTCCGAAAGTTAATTCGACTGCATTAAACATAGCACCGCTAATAGCCCTGGTTTGCCAGACTGGCTTTTTGCCATACTGGTTAATTAACTTCAACGAGTTAATTTCCACCCCGAATAAATTTGGGTACTTGAGTAATGTGCTGATACAATCATCTAATCTTTCTTTTAATACATTTGTCATTTTATAAAGTCCTTTCTTCTAGCTTGTGTAATTTATTCAGGTCGAAATTTTCGAAGTCGCCTAACTTGTACGAGCTCATTAACCGCTTCGACCAAAAGCGGCCTACTTCACATTCCACCGGTACGTGGAACTTGTGGCCGTTGTAGTTAATTGGTGCCATCATCTGCTTCATAACTATGTCGAGTAATTGAAGTTTAGTTTCGCGGATAAAGAAGACAATTGAGTCGTGCACCTGAACCACCGGTATGAAGTCTCCGGCCATCAAGGCCTCGTGCATTAACTTGCCATATTCAGGATACTCCATTGAGTCAAATTCCTGAGAGCGGCCCTCGAAGTAAGTGTTGACGAGGAAGCGGTTCATTAAGCCAGCCGTTCCACCCTGCCCTTTGTAAGCGGCAATTTGCCGTAAGACTCCATCGACTTTCTCCTTGTCCATCTTAATTGGGAACCACGTGGTAAATCCGAAGGCAGTTGAGATGAGCCCTTGGTTCGCCGTTTGCTCGCCGTAGAGGGTATAGTGCCAGTGAAGTAACTTCGGATACTGTGCCCTGTATCTGTGAAGCGCAATTTCGCATAACTTAATGAAGTCCTTTGTTAATTTGGGTTTGGGCAGACCGAGCCGCTCGGCCATCTGCTGAAGTCCTGTTGTGCCGATTTCAGTTAGCAATCGTGCGTACATAGTCCTAGCTGTCATAAAGTAGTTGCCGCCGTGGCTAATTGGCTTCACGAGTTTTCGGGCGCTATGCTTATCTCCTTTGTGTGCCAGAACTTCCTCGTATGGGATTCCAAATACCTGACTTGCGTGAACTGCGTGCGTATCACGGTCATCAGTAACTACCTGAAACATCTTCTCGTCCGTTGAAGCTGCTACGAAGTAGGTATCTGCTTGACTGTAATCGATGTCGGCAATTAAGTAGCCTTGCGGCGCCACGAAAGCTTCTCGGATTTCGGCCGTGATGTTCTGTAAGTTGCGGCCTTTATTGAAGTCCGTTGCCTTGGCGTTGGCTCTCGAGGTAATTGTGCCTGTGGCGTTAAGCTTGCAGCTTATTGTTGTGGCGTTAAGCAGCTTCCCAAAGTCGCTTACGAACTTATTGTTCTCTTGGTATTCCTTGAGCTTGTTTGCAAACCACTCAATTAACGGGTGCTGCTTGGCCAGCTGACTTAGGGTATCGGCGGCCGTGCTCAGGGCCCCGCCTACTGGGGTGGCTTTAAGTAAGTCGTAAAAGATTTTCCGCTTAGTTGCCACGCTGTTGATGTTGAAGTTAGGCAGGGCGTCAGCGAAGATATATTCGAAGAGCGCTTTTACCTTGTTGGACTTAATTGACTTCCCCTGAATAATCTGGGTTAAGTGCTCGCGGTCAACAGGAAATGAGTGGAATTGCATTTCCATGTAAATTAAGTTCAAGCGGTGAATCTGGCCGTAATTTCGGGGCGCCCACTTGTAGTGGAAGTTAATTAACTGCAACATATAAAACAAGTTAGTTAGCGTCTGAAATGAGTCGAGGGCACAGTAACGCAGGTAGCGTTTGTATCCATCGACTGTATGTGGCATTCCGCTTTCCTTAACATCAAGGTCATCTTCCTCACCTCCTCGAATCTCTTCTTTCCAATACTTGTACATTGGGTTGACCGAGCTACTTACGTGCCATAGAGCTTTGCGACTCAGGGAGTGCATTGAGTAGAAGAGATACTGAGTGTCCCATCTATAGGCCCAAGCTGGGCAGCTGTACTTAATTAAGTATGAATTGTCATAGGTGCCGTTGTGGAAGACGAACCTAATGGCGGTGTTGCTGTGTAGCTTCTTAATTAACATAAGTTTCTCGAGGTACACCTGAATGTTGGATTCGCCGAGGTGGTTTCCGGATGCATACTCAATTAAGTCTACACAGAAGCTCAAGGGTGCGCGTGGATTTGCTAAGTTAATTAGGGTGTATGAGATGCAGGTGATAAGTGAGTTGCTGGTTTCAATGTCGCATCCAATTAGCCACATACAGTTTGCTGAACTATTTGTAAGCCACTCAACGAAGAGCCGAAATTCGGCCGTGCTGTAAATTGGCTTGTATGTGAAATTAAATTTCGGCAATAAGTGGTAGTTAAGTAACACAGCCTTTTCACAGATGTGCTCATAGTGAATGCGGCTAGCTGGGTTGAAGAAGCTACTTATCTCTTTGCAACTCAAGTAAATGACGAAGCTGTTTTCGGCCTCGAGTGAAGTAACTTCCCCTTGGCAGAAGTGCGGCTTCTTGTGGTTGCTAGCATACTTAATGTCGTCTGTTATGAAGATGGTTTCCTTGAGGCCCAAAAGTGCCTCTTTGTTAATGAACTTTGTAACCTGATTAGCACCAGTTAGGATTTTGACAGCAGGTTTTGGGAGGCCGAATTTTGCGGCTGAGTTAATTAGCATCTGCCCCAGCATTCGGTTAGCTGAATCGTGAGAGTTAATATTTAAGATAATCATCTTGCATTACCTGATTATGCGGTTGGAGTTAAGTGGGTGGGACAAGCCCACCCACCTGATTCGTTTGTGAAATGCTTAAGCTTTCGGCTTGAACTCAGTCCAGTCAATCTGGTTTCTGGTTACGCCGTCTTTACCATTCTGCTCGAAGACCTTGTGCCAAGTGACCTGGCCGATTGCCGAGTTAATTAAGTCCATCAAAGTTCCTTGAGTCTCTTTGTTGGCCCCGGAGTTCAGGATGGCATATTTTACTTTACCCAAACTTTCGGCAATGTCTTCAGGAGTCTGGTTGAAGATAGGCATGCTATAGACCATTTTCTTGCCAATTATCTTGGAGATGTCCATTGAGCTGCTAACATCTGCGGCGTCCTCAATTACGAAGAAAAAGACAATTCGGCTGCTGGTTTCGTTGTCAACCTGCTTAACTTCTTCCAATTTAAGTGCATAAGTGCCTTTCGGCCAAATGAAGTTAGTGGATACTTCTTTTACTTCATTAGAGTTGACGTCCAAGAAATTGATTTCATTGCTCATAGTAAATTCCTTTCTTTACTTATAGGTTAATGTTAATATTAATGTTATTTGAGGTGCACTTAATACAGTGCATAATTGCGGGGCTCACAGGAGCCCCTTAATTTACAAGGTTAGCTTGTTTGAAGTTAATGCAATCACGGAGTTCGAAGCCGGCTCCGGAGTTTCAGACTCAATTAACTTGATGTCATGAATCGGGACTTCATCTAATTGGTGGTTGTACTTTTGGAGGATTATGCTTGGAGTTAATTCACTCGACTGGTAAATTTTGGGCTCGAGCTGCCGCCCTCCAATGCCGCAAACTTCTGAAGTTGCTTGAGCTGAAACATAATACTTGCCGGCTCTTGAGTAGAAGTACAGACATTCATCGAAGTACTTGCTTAGCGCCTCTGAGGCATTGATGGTAGTTGACAGCGGGTAGATTTTCCGCTCAATTACCTCGCCGGCTTTATTCTTCCTTTCAACTGTCTTAGTGTGTGAAATCACGAAGACCGAGGCCGCTAAGTTGCTGAGCCTGTCAAGGAACTCAAAGAACTCCGTTGAGAGCACTCCGTAGTACTGCTGTACTTGACCGTTGTAGAGCTTATCCTTGTCAAAGCTACCCATTACATACAGCTGCTTCTCCCTTAACTTATTGAACATACTTTCCGCAAAAGCTGTAAGCGAGTCGAGGATTATGATTGTATGTTCATCTATGCGGCTTGCGTGGATGCAAGTAAATTGACTTCTATTCTTGAGCAGCCGCGCATCGCTGACCACTTCTCCAGTATCTTGGTTGTAGTAGAAGTCGCACTTGCTTATCAGGGCATTGACGAATGGTAAGATTGTGATGTGCTGCTCGTCCCTAAGCTGAAAGTAGTCGACTTTATCAAGATGCTTAAACTTGGCCGCTTGGTTGAAGATGATGTTCATTGACTTGTCGCAGTCAATGTAGATGATATGGTAACCTTTGTCAATTAAGTTGAAGACATCAGTAACAAAGGTTGTCTTGCCGGTCTTGCCCTCGCCAAAGCAAAGGACTTTTATGACTGGTTTCTTATTAAGATATTCACTCAATTTCATTGCTCGTGCGCTAACGCGCCCTCCCATTTTAATGTTAATTAACTTGTGGCTTTGCCACTCTGCTGTTAAACTTCAAGCACTTTAATTATCTTCTTAGTGCTATATGCTCTCCTTGGGTCTTCGGCCTGTTGAAGAGTTAATTGACATACAGCACCTGATTGACACCACTCGAAAAACGGGCAGCGGTTTCCGTAGCTGACGCAATTGCCGCTTTTGTAATAAGCGGAGCTGCTTAGGCCGTTTGACTCAATTAACCTTACGACCTGCCGCAGCCCGTTCATCAGGTTGTCAACGCACTCTGGAGTCTTACTTAGGAACAGCGGATTAATTGCGTATTCTGTTCCTTTGAACCTGCAGATTAAGTAAAGGACTTTGATTGATGAGATAAGCGAAGTTGATTCCTGCTGGTCGAACCCAAGTAAGTTCAATATGTTAGTTACGTATTCAACAGTTTGCGGGCTTAGGGCATACTTACTTATCTCCTCTTCCTCAGAGCTGGTAGTTGACGAGGTCTTAATGTCGCATACTATGATTTCTCCGGTTGAGCGGTCAATGAAGATGGCATCAATGAACCCAATGTAGTTGACTTTGTCGAGGGTAACCTTTCTAGGGGCTGGCGCCACGCCGTTTTTGCATTCATTGGTGTGCGCAATTAAGTATGTGGTGTCAACCTTGAACTCAATGGCCGGTTTCTCGTTGATGTAAAGTAAGTCGTAGTTGCTGTTCTCGAACCAATTAACAAGTTCCCTCAAAATGCGGTAGGCTGTAAGGAAGTGGTAATTGCCCTGCATCGCTTTCTTCAACTTAATTGGGTACTTCAACATAAGCACCTTGACTGCTCCATCTAAGTTCCTTGTGATGAGGTAGAACTGGAATGCTTCGTGGACAGCGGTGCCAATTAGCGAGGCGGCTGAGCTGTGGCGTGGCACTTCGAAGTTACTACACTTGGTTAGGACAAAGCGCATCGGGCAGCTTCCGAAGCTACCTAAGGAAGAGTAGCTAATTGAGATGGCATTTCTGCTCGCTTCGCTCGCTTTGCTTTCGCTTGCTTTGCTTTCATTTGCGTCGCTCATTCAGAAGCCTCCATTATTTCAAGGCAATTAAGACATATGGTCTTAGCCGGCCCGAATTCTTCCTGAGGTTTCAATTCGCCGCAAACCAAGCACTTGACCCAACGAACTCTTGGTGTTAATGAGAACTTGATTACGTGATTCTCCTTGATGAGCTGCAAGCGAGCATACTTCAGGGGCGTTTTTCTGACCGCTCGATTAAGTTCAATTCTAAATTGACGCTCGAGCTTGGGCTGGGCCTCCGGAGCCTCGGGCCAAATTGCGGGGTCAATTAAGCAGGTGCAGTTAATTGCCACAAAGCCATCGGCATCGGCCTCGTTGACTGCTATAAGAAGCTTGTGTTCCAATGTGGCGAATGAGCCATTGATGTTAATTACCTTGTTGCACCACCGCCAACAGGTAGCCTTACGGCTACTATGTGAGCCAACTGCTGTTGCTTTATTGTATTCTGCTAATTGACTTTTCGCTTTAATTAAGTTTGTTTCTCCTTTTGAAGCTTGCTTGACTTCGGCGGGCATAATTAACAGCGAGAGCAGAAAAGCGGCCTCGCGGTAATCAATGGCTTTGATGCGCCAATCGACGGAGTGGCTTAGGTGCTTGTTGATATATTGCTTTATCGCGTCAATCGTGCTTAGTGCATAATAGTGGCTTAAAGCTACATCGACGTAAAGGCGCTGGGCACCGGGGTTGCTTACTATGTGGTGCTCAATTACCGGAATCAGCGTGGCGCCACAATAGTCCATTAAGTTGTTTTCTCCTACTGCGCTTAGCTTGAGTGTCTGATTAGATGTCGAGTTCATTGTCTAGGTCCTCCAAAAATGCAAGTTGCTTAGCTTTGTTGCTCCGTTTTTCGGCCGCTTTTTCTTTACGTGCTGAACTAACTGCCGACTTCGTGGCGTACAAGCGGTCGAATGAGTTAATTAAGATACGCATATCCTTAGGTTGAACGCAGTTCAGAACCTCGGGATTCTCCTGAAGCCGTTCCATTATAGCACTTACTGTAGTGTCAATTTGCTTCAAGTCAATGGACTCTTCTATCTTGCCAAGTTCATTGTGAACCAAGGATAATAATTCGCTTTGCTCACTGTTAAGTTGCAGGGCTGCGTCGGCCGCTTCCTTGGAGTAGAGGTCAATTAAGTCCGCCAATGGCGGCATCGCTTCAATGCGGTCCATATAGTCAATCGAGTCCTCGAAGTTGGCCAGCGCCGTGAGGTCAGTTGACCACACTTGAGCTGATTGGACTGCGTTGATAGGTGCATTCAATAAATTGACTTCTTCCTTCGGAGCCTTCGGCTCTTCTGCTTTGCTTTCAGCATTTAATGATGTATTCGGCGCCGTAGGCCCAGCTGGCAATGTGTTAAGTAATTCGTTTAAGCTAATCATTTCCGTTTGTTTCCTCTATATAAAGGTTGATTATTCCGTTGTTATTATACATCAAGTCAAAGTATAAGTAAACAAAATCTTTGACTGAATGAACTTCCTGCCGCGTTATAAGTCCATTGCGGCTGAATGTTATAACCAGCTTGAAAGGCTGTTCTTGGCGACGCTCAATTAACTTGATATGTCGCTTAACTTCTCTTAACTTAATTGGCATTGGCGGCCTCGCCTGCGGCTTCGCTGTATCTGATTAGCTTCTGCTCAACCCAATTAACTTGAATACCCCAATCAGAGAATAAGCAAAGGTGGTAGCTATAGGGTTGCTGTGCAAGGCACTCGTGAATGTAGTGGCTAAGCTCCCTTCGAGTTACCTTGAGTTTCTCCGAGGCAATTAAGTTGTAGACAACTTTGTGGCGCCGCTGTTTCAGGTGAGAGTCAATTATCTTGATGTTTCCAAAGCAGATTTTAGAGCGGTGTTCGAGTTGGAAATCAATTAACTCTTTCGCTGGAATCAGCTTGAGCATTCCTTGAGTCCATCTGCCGGGGTACTTACTGAAGCAAGCACCCTCTGGGCCGCTGCCTGTGATAACTGGGTGCACGGAGAAGCGAGTGATTTCATTGAGTTTCATAAGTTCATCGAGTGCCTTGGTGAAATCGCCCATTGAAGCGTAAACGCGAAATGCCAGCTTGGCTTTCCTGTATGCTTTAACTTCTTCAGCGAGCCTGACGGAATTTGGGATACTTGGGGCGGCTTTCCGCTGTGTGAACTTGCTTGACTTGGAAGTTGCTTGACTTGACCGTTTTTGCGGCTTGGAATATCTAGTTATTGTTGTCATCTTAATTGTCCTTTCAGTGAGGCTAGTGACTAAAGCCACGTTTGTGAATTGAGTGAATTGTTACTGGTGTTATGTTGTTGAAGTTACTTGCTATGCGCTAGCATCGCTATTCGTAACCACTTGCCTTAGCTTCATCTATGTAAGTCTTGCTGGCGATTACTGGCTTAATTAAGTTGCCATCTTGATTAACATGTTCACACTTAATTAAGAGGTCTACCCGAAAGCCGGCCTCGAGCTTGCTCCGCATTAAGTCGTCGATTCCAGAGCCCAGGATTACACGCTTTGAAGGCAATGTAGTCCAATCTGGTAGCACGGTTTCGGCAGTACAACAAGTTACTTGAGTTATGATTCGGCCCCTCGTTGTGTAGTTGTAAGCGAATGAAGTTACTTGAGCCGGAATGAACACAGGGAACTTCAGGGCCACGACTCGGCTTGTACGCTTGCTTGGGATGAAGGAGCTACTTGAGTCATAAAAGACAAAGCCCTCCCAGTGGCGCTGGCGCAAGACAGAACGCAAGGTGGTTTCGCTGTATTCCAACATAATTAAGTCCACAGTCCCAAGCGGGCTCGCTGCTTGCTGCTCGAAGCTCATGCCCGAATTCCACTTAATTAAGTTCTGATAAGAGCCGTCAAGTGGGTTGCGCTGTGCTGCATTGAACATAGCGAAAGGGAGAAAGTCAAGCTGCTCTGTTATAACTTTGCGGCGCAGGGCACTTGAAGTTAATGGAAAGTTCTGGTGTTCGCCGGCCACGGTGAGTTCTCCGAGGACAATTATGTTTGCGTAAGCTCCGGCGGTTTGATTGTTCATCGCTTTAATTGTGATGTCCTGTAAGGAGTAGCTAAGGAACTCTAGAACCTGATTGAGGTTCTTCAGCTGGGCGGCTTCGAAGGTGTAGCTTAACTTGGCTCTTCCAGCGAAACAGAGCTTCTTTGGGGTTTGCTGCAATTTAATTGCCGTTGAGGCGTCAAGTAAGTCAGCTAGTGGAATTGCGGCGTAGAACCCGTTGGCTTTCTCCACAAGCCGGATTACATCTGCCTGTGCTAATTGAGAGTCTGACTTAATTAACTTCAAAAGTTCGGCCCCGCTTTCAACGTGGAGTACTTTCTGAGTGTGCGAAGTGCACGGAGTGCTAATTGTGTTGTTCATTTCAATGTCCTTCCAGTGATGCTGACGCATCACAATTTGATTGCTGTTGTTACTATTAAATTGTACCAGAGGCGTTAGCCTCGTGCAACCACTTGCTGAGAAAGTCCTCAATGTAAGCGGCGGTTTCGCTGTCTGAGTTACTTGAGATAAGATTCTCAATTTTCTCCTTATCCGAAGAGCCGGCCAGCTGGCGGTTTTTGAGCTTGGCTAAGCCACTCTTGTTGTAGATTACCCAAGCGAAGTCAGAAGCCCGCGTCAAGGCAGTGTAGGCGTACTCGTTGTTAATTGAGTTGCCATTTTTCCAGTCAAGTAAATTGATGATGCAACGCTTGTACGTTGAGCCTTGCGCTTTGTAACAGGTGATGGCGTTGGAGAGGAGCAAGTTACTTATCTCACCTATGGTGCTCAAGCTGATTTGACGTAAAGTGCCATAGATGTCAATGAACTCTATGGTCAAAGTGTGGCTTGCTTTCTTTGAGAAGAAGCCTTCATCATCTGATGGGCTCTGCCCATCACTTTGCTGAGCTGATTGCTGGGCTGACTGGTCAATTAAGTTATCGAGTTCATCAGGGCTGAGCTGAGCGCAGGGCGCTGCTGTTGTTGATGTTTCTATTGATGCTGCATTTGTGGCGCCAGCCACCACGTCTGAATTAAGTTGCATCTCAATTATGCGGCCTACTGTCCCGTTGATGTAGCCGTCTTCGTAATTGTTCTTAGTGAACATCACGTTGTCGCCGACGCCGAATAACTTAATTGCCACGCCGCAAAGCACCGCTTGCTTAGTTACGTTGAGGTACTTGTTGAGCCTTTGATTGAGAACCTCTTGTCCAGTAGCTCCAATGTTCGTCGGGGTGATAATGCAGTCCTCTTGTTCATTGAAGCACAGATGGTATTTCTCGTTAATTAACTCAATAATCCGGTAGAGGTCAAGGTAGTTTTCGGCCTTGATGAACTTGACATTCTTGAACTCCTTAGCTTTGATGGCCTGTTGCAGGGCAAGCAGGTTGGCTGACTTGAAGAGGTGAGCTGCTTGAACAATGTCATTTCCATCAGCTTGCCGGTGCACAGTGGTAAGATAATTGAGTGAGCAACCAGAATGCGCCCCGAAGTAAGCCAGGCTTGTCTTGCCGATGACTGGCTGAAGCTGGTTGATGTCGCCTACGAGAATTAACTTGTGCAGGCTGTGCAGGTCTAGAGCTGCGAGGGTTTGAAGCATAAGTTCGTTCGATACCATTGACACCTCGTCGATAATTAACACCTTTGTGTCAATTCGCTTGTTGGCTGAATTAAAGGTCGGAACGAAGCGCCGGCTTAGGCGGTACCCACAGGGCTTGCTTGGGTCTGGTATCTCAATTGACTCCGGCACAAATTGCAGCCACTTGTGCAGGGTCAGGCACTGGGGAATGAAGGGTGCTAGGGCAGGGTCTGACTTAATTGACTTGATGATGTTAAGCACCGCCTTGCCTGTGAAAGCGCAGAGGAAGATACTTGACGCATCAAAGTTAAGCAACAATTGCTGCAAAACAGCCTTCAATGTAAATGTCTTCCCAGTGCCGGCGGCTCCGGTGAGAATACTTAATTGACTCGAACAGATGTTGCGCACCGCTGATTGCTGGCTTGCATCGAGAGCATTGTTAAGACAATTAAATTCTGAAGTTGCTTGTGCATCAGTGTCAATTAAGTTAGTTGCCGGTGAAGTTGCCGAAGGCATTGTTTGTTTCAACGGTGAAGGCACTTGTGCCAGAGTCATTAAGTCAGCTAGTGAAATGGGCATTTGATTATCCTCTTTGTTTAAGCGGCCTTGCGGCCGATGTTAATTAAGTCGTTAAGCTACGTTGAAGCCGATGTTAATTAAGCCACTATGCCGAAGGCGAGTTGCTCGCCGCAGGCTGTCAAGAAAAAAGTGTTAATTGAGCTCAAAAAAGCACTTCGTAGGAAAAATCGTAACGCGCGTCCAGTCGGTAATTAAGTTAAAAGTTGGTCAATGTACTCGGATTTTGAATACCTTGAGCAAAAAATAACCTAATTACCGATTTTGAAGCCCTTATTAACTTCAAAGTTAGACAAAATTTGCACCCATTCTAGACAAAAATTTTCCATCTAAATTGAGTGCAAATCTGAGAGTTAATTGCCTTCGGCTAAGTTAAGTAGGTGCTTATTTATGATGAACGACGCGAAACAAGTGAATCATAGGTCCAAGTCGTTGTCAATTAAGTCTGCCATCTTAAGCACCTTCTGGGAAAAACTAGCTTCGTCGGTGGTAACTGAAAGTGCTTTAATGAACATTTTCAAGTTAGTTTTTTGTGCTTGAACCTGCTTAGCCTGCTGTTTGCGGCGCTCAATTAACTCTCTTTCTGCTAAGCTAGCTCGACGCTCAGCGCGCACCTGCTGCTGC